CTCGTCTGTTTTTAACCATTTTGAGTAAAAAGCAAAGTTTGTCTTGATAGTATTAAAACCCCTTCTTGTTAATTGCCTTCTTATTATTTCAATTACCCTGTTTTGCTTTGAGTTGCAATTTATTTCAGGTGGAAGTAAAAGCACGGTAGGAGCTTGTGGGTCAACTTCTTGAACCTCTATTTGGATCGGCTCTTTTTTGTAATGTATAATTTGTTTTGTTGTTTTGTATCTTTCGTTTATCATTTTAATTTAATTGGTTAAAAGCTTGACATTGTAAAAGCACTTGCAAAGTCTTCTTTTGGTTTGTCAAAGGTATATGCTACCGCATCAACAAGGGCATCAACAATATCGTCGTGTTCGTGTTTATCCGCCTTTGTAAAAGATATACATTCTCTAATAATATCTCTTGTTATCTCTTCTTGGAAGCGTGGAAGTCTTACCTTGCCACTTGCTAATTTGTCAATTTGAAGCTCAACTCTTTCAACCTTACCAATACCCTTCCTTGCTAATGGGTCAACAACAACATTTGAATTATATCTTAAATCCTGTATTAAAGACGATCCACTTGACTGGTCTTCTATTATTATTTTTGATGGTTTTATATTTTTTACAGGGTTGTTAATGTATTTTTCCCATAGGCGTGTAATTGTCTTTTTTAATTCAGGAAAAAATAATTTATCCCTTACCATTTCAAGTAAATATATGCAGTTGCCATCGGTTGCCCATACCATAGCAACCGTGTAATCGTTCTCCCTGCCCTTCTTAACGGCAGTATCACAAGTAATAAATACTTCTTTTATATCCACATCTTCAAGGCTTTCATATAAGTGATCTTCTAGCCACATCTTTTTAATTAGTGCGGAGCTTTCTGTCAGCCATTCACCGTACCATTTGTTATAGAATTCAGGAGTTGGCATTCTTTCCCTGTCAATCTCCATTTGTTCTTGTAAATCACTGTTGCTAAAAAATATATTGTCATTATGTGCAAGCTCAATGTAGTGAGTATCCTCTCTTAACTTATCAAAAAAATAATTATAAAAAGTAGAATACTTATCATTTGGATTTGCAAGTATCATAATCTGCGAGCCTTGTTGCCTTACAATCGTTGGTATTAAAGTATCCCATTCATTTTTTGTAAGAGTTGTTGCCTCTTCTAATATAGCAAAATTACTCACCAACCCCTTAAGTGATTCAATGTGTTTACCCGCCACCCCTTTTGCTTTAATTGTGACTCCTGTTGTTTTACACTTTACACGGTATTTATTGCAATCAAAAAATTCACTAACTCCTAGCTCATCTATAGCCCATTTAAGCTCTGGCATTATTGAGTCATCAAGTATATTAGCATTTTGTCTAAAGATAAAAAAGTTGGGGGCAGATGAGTATTCAGGCATTAATGCTCTTGTAATTATAATTAAACAAGCCGCCTTTGTTTTACCACAGCCACGACCGCTAACAAGCATTTGAAAGGTTTTATCAAAATCCTGTCTATTTTTATTAGGTATTTTTATATATTCTTTGTTTTGATAGCCTGCTATTATCCCACTAGGTATTTGTAGTAAATAATGAAGTTTGTTTGGAATAAAAACCTCCCTAGACTGTATATCTTCTTCTTCTGCGTCCCAGATCATTAATTAATTATTTGACAAGACTTGAAAAAGTCAACCCATATTTGATTTTTTTTGGTAGATTATTATAATCAAATATAATACATTACACACATATGGCAGTAAAAAACATATTACAAGGATTGAAGACAAAAATTGTAAGCAACAAAACAAATTATAACACAAAAGGGGCAGGCTATGTTGATGTCAGTGGTAATAGCACCTTTGGTGGTTCAACACAATCACTAGGGGAGGGTTTACAGCTTTACTTTAAAGACCTTGGGTATCTTTCCTATGAAGATTTATATAATGGTTGTTCCGATTTAACAAGGGCGATTGACTTACTCAAGACAAATATATCAAGTGTAGATTTATACAATTATGATTGCATAGAGAAAGAGTTTACAGACGGTGAAAACCCATTAATACAACTACTTAAAAAACCTGCTATTAATCAAGGTTATAAATCTTTTGTAGAGCAATTTTTCTTGTATTATTACTTATATGGTAATGTATATCTATCGTGTAAAAAACCTGCCAATGGTGAGATTGAGTCAATCCAGTTGGTAGATCCACGAGATGTCACTATAAACACATCAAAAGGAGGAAGGTCAATAGCAGGGCACCCCACCTCCTACACCGTCAACAATGCTAATAGGTATGGTGATTCTAATAGGGTGTATGACTTTACCCTGCAATCACAAAATACAGCATATTATGTACATAAAAAAGCAGTAGGTAAGACAGAGCAAGGGGAGGTAATATATGATGATTGCTACCTATTTCATTATAAAAATTCAAGCAGTAAAAAGGGTTGTGATTATTACAAAGGAGACTCACCTGTTGAACCAATCAAGGGTTATTGTGCTTTAATGATTTCTGGGATTAAAGCTAATGTTGAGTTATTCAAGAGGGATAACAAAAGAACAGGTTTGTATAGTATAAATCCACCAATTCAAGCACTAGGAACTCAAAGCCCAGCAGAAGAATTAAAAAAAATAGTTGACAACACTGCCAAAGCAAATGAAAAAGCAAAAAAAGAAGGTGGGGATATATTAGCTCCATATGCTACTTTTACAGACTTTACGGCAATGCCAAAAGACTTAAATTATGGCGAGTTATTTAAGTTAGCAAAAGAGTCTATTTATCAAAACTTTAACATACCACTTCCACTTGCTTTGTCAGGTGAGACGACTTATAACAATATGTCGCAAGCACCATACCAGTTATGGACTCAAAAACTAATACCAGACTTTGAGCAGTTTGTTGATTTCTTGAATTCAAACATATTACCATTATATGATAACTTTGATATTTTAAAATATAAGATATGGTTCAAGAGAACGGACATTGACTCAATAAATGAGATTGAAATTGACAAGGTATTAAGTCAATCCGCATATAGAAGTATAAATGAAACAAGGCAAGCACTAGGCATTGAAGTCAACGAAGAACAGGAACAGGATGAGATTTATAACACACCAGAGATATTACTACAATTAAAAGCTAAAACAGAAAGCAATACAAAACAAGAGATAAACGACATATTAGAAGAAGATGTCAAATAAAACAAGAAGGCAACAAGCCGAGTTAATGGATAAAAGAATAACAAAGATAGCAAAGAGGCAACAGCCAAAATTTAAAAGCATACTTGCTAATATTAAATTGGATGTTGTGAGGTTATATAAAGCAACAGGACGAGTGAATGCAAGAAGTGTATCACAAGACTACTTACCTAACTTAATTGCATTATACGGAGAGACTTACAGAAAGGCAGTTCAGGAGTTTGGATATGATATAAGAAATTCTAATAACATTAAAGTAAATAAATTTTATACAGACTATATTAAAAAAAATGATGTAGTTTTAACAGAGGAGGTAACAAACGAGCAGATCAATAATATCAATGCAGAATATGAGCTTGCAGTTGCTGAATTTATAAGAACTTACTCACAAAGTCAATCAGGGTATGTAGTAGACACGAATGCAAAGCTAATAAACAATGCAATTACACAAGGTGAGGAAGTCTATAATGATACCCTAGGAGGTATAGAAGAGGATATAAATAAGGAAATATTAGCATTAGCAGGGTTGGGTTTAGTTAGTAGTTTAAAACTCACAAAGCTACAAAAAAAGAGAACGGATTTTGTAGACAACAAGGATATATTTATTGGCAATAAAGTTGCAAGTAAATTGACAGAATATAACAAGGCACGATCCGAAATGTTAAGTCAAGTTGCGGTTGGAAGTGGTGAGGCTTTTGCAAGAGACGAGGAAGCTAAACAACTAAATAAAAGTAATCTAGTCACTATTTACAAAAGATGGAATGCAATACTTGATAGCAGAACACGACCCGCCCATGTAAATGCAGACGATCAAATTGTAGAAAAAGATGATTTATTCTTTGTGGGAGGTGAGTATTTAAAATACCCTAGAGATTTAAGCGGAAGTCCAAAAAACATAATGAATTGTAGGTGCACTGTGGAATATTTTACAGAACCCAATGACTAAAAAAACAGTAAAACAACAAAAAGAAGAGGCGGATGTTAAAAACGATTTAAAAGACATACAAAGAAAGTTAGATTTAATCTATTCAAAAGTAGATATATCTTTTGTAAAAGAGGTCTTTAGTTTTCTTGAAAAGCACCCGTGGGCAAGAAGAACAATTTACGTAATCATTTTATATTATGCAATGGGTGAAAATGAATGGTTTGGGGAGCTTGTTAAATCTATTTTCAATCAAGACTCTTGATATACCTTTGATGCTAATAATAATTAAAGAATAACAATATCAAGGTTTTTCTTTGTTAGCTTTTTGTCTTTGCCTTGATATCTCATCGTATAAAAATAAATAAGATAACATTTCTTTAAAAGATATATTGTTTAAATAATCTATACTAATAGCACCGTTATACTCTTGATTTAATAACCATAATGCGATTGGAGTGTTACAATCTATATATTTATTAATAAAATAGTCATTATAGCTAGTTAAGTCTAAAAAAAAAAAGCAATTACTCTTGCAACAATTTCATCCTCATGTATAAATGGTATATACTGTATATCGTGTTGTGATATTTTAGAACCTTCATGGGTTTTACCGTCCTTTCCAAGGTGATGCCAAGTTCCTATCGTTGGTAATAATTTTTCCAATATTAAAGTATATAACTTAACCGCATCATATCCATCAATGCCATCGCAATAATCTAAAAATGATTTTGCTAGTAGTATTTTCTCATCCTCGGTTTCCTCTTGTAAGTCGTCCTCTTCTTTTAACTCCTGATCGTTGCTAACATCTTGTAATACTAGTTTTTGAAATTCTTTGTGAGCCTCTAATGCCCTTTGTGTTGCAGTTTTGTAGTATTTATTTATCTCTTGTAATATTTTACGAGCAATCTTTTTATCAGTCCACCTCGGGTCTCTTAAAGTGATACCGACAATCTCCTTTGTGAGTGTTGCATTGTTGCCCTCTTTTACCGAAACTGTTTTTTGAAAATTACCATCTTCAGTGGTTATTTGTGTAAAATCGTAGTAGTATTCTTGAATATTTGACATAATTTGATTTTGTTTGTGAATATATTACAATAACAATATATTATATAATCTAAAAAAGTCAATATGTCTAATTTTCAAGTCAAGTATTCTGTTGAGATGGTTGACAAAATGTCAAAAACCTTGCAAGGCATTGACAGTAAACTTAATAGATTTGAAAGGAACTCTAAAAAATCATTTGAAGAGGTAGGGCTTGCATCAAATAAAACTGCAAGCAGAATAAAAGGTGGACTAGTAAAGGCTTTTGCATTAATAGGAACTGGTGCGGTTGTAAAAGATGCGATAAGTACAATAGCAAGCTTTGGTCGTGCAATGTCCACACTGGAGGCGGTAACTGGGGCAACAAGTGAGGAAATGAGGCAATTAAGAGAGAATGCTAAAATAGTTGGTAATACAACTGAAAAAAGTGCAACGGACGCCGCTAATGCACAGATTGCACTTGCAAGGGCAGGGTTAAAAACAAATGAAATATTAGGGGCAACCTCACAAGTTGTAGACTTGGCTGTGGGAGCAAATTTAAGTCTTGAGCAATCTGCGGAAGGGGTAGCTAAAGTAATGCGAGGAATGGGGATGTCTGCGGAAGAGACAACTAGAATTGTTGACACTTTAACCCAAGGGGCGAACAATGCTAATACTAATGTATCACAACTTATAGAGGCTTTTAGAGACTCCGCATCGGTATTTTCTTCCCCACAAAATGCCATAGAAGAACTTACCTCTTTGATGATGGTTTTAGCGGATAGAGGTATCCAAGGATCTCAAGCGGGAACTGCATTAAGATCTACAATTGTAAAATTAGGTGCTCCTAGTACAGAGGGTGCGAAAAAACTTAAAAAGTATGGTTTAAGTTTAAAAGATGTCTCAATTCAAAGTCGTGGAACAATACCCGTTTTACAAAAATTGCAAAAGGTAACAAGTAAAATGGGGGAAAATGAAGAGACTTCCTTTCTTAAGGCACTTGTTGGTGAAGAAGCTTTACCAAGGTTAAAAATTTTAATTAAAAACATAGACTCTGTCTCAGAGGCACAAGAAAAACTAGCAAATAAAACAGGAATTACTGCAAAAGTTGCCAAGGTGATGTCTAATAACTTGGAAGGTGATTTTAAGAACTTACAAAGTAAAGCGGAGGGTTTAAAAATTGCCCTACTGGAAGGCAAGGGTGATTCCTTTTTGAGGCAGGCAACGCAACAAGCGGCGGGTTTAGTTGACAAATTAACACAAGCTATTAACAAACGGACTGAGTTAAGAAGTCTTGCAGAAAAATCACTAGCAGGAGACGAGGAGGCTAAAAAGGAGCTTGAAGCAAAAAAAGCAGAAAGAAGGGTAAGTGGAGGTTTATTTAATAAAACAAACGAACAGAAAGTTGCTAAAATAGAAGCAGAGTTAAAAAAAATAAGAATTGAGAAAGAGGCAGGGTTAGCAGATTTTGGAGATAATGCGAGAATGGGGTATTTACTTAAAAAGAGAAACAAACTATTAGAAGGTCGCACATCAATGGGTCAGGCTGCACAAGCACAGAACTTATCAATGCTACAAAGTGCAATACAACCACAACAAAATACAATGCAAGGCAATATGAATGTAACCTTTGCTAACGCACCAACTGGAATGCAAGTCAACTCAAACATTGACAGCAACTTCCCTATGCAATCAAAAATAGATATAAACACTGGAAGTAATAGAATATTAGGTGAGTAATGGGAGTAATATTTAATGACAACAAGGGAGCTTTTAAATGGAAGTCCTCCCCTCTTATACAATTAGAAAACTTGACAATTACAGCAGGTCGTAAAACACAAACTTACGATTTTCCACTATCAAGTAAAAGACTAATACAGGATCTGGGACAAGCTCCCAAGACTTTTACTGTGTCAGGTGTTATCAATTTGGTAAATAATGATAGCCAGCAAAATATAAGAGACTCAATTAAATCCGCCTTTGAAGCACAAGGGAGCGGTGATTTAACCTTTCCTAGTCAGGGTATTACTTATAATGTAGCATTAATTGAGCCTGCAAGTATTATAGAAAATATAGTAAACTCACAAGGTATATTAAGAGTAAATGCAACTTTCTCAGAGGTCACCGAGAACATAAAAGAAAGTAAATACAAAGGCACAAACATTGGAGCCGTCGCAAAGAAAAAAGATGAGATTAAAGCTGGGGCGGTTGGTGGAACTCTTGCGGGAAGTGAGTTGGCACAAAAATTAAAAGATGCAAAAGACGGTAAGGATGTATCAGGTGGAGCTGGAAGTTTTGGAGCTAAATTAGAGAACTTATTTAATACTACTTTAAAAAAGTCAGGTCAATTTAAAAAAGATTTAATTGCAAAGATAAACGATTTATCCTTTCAAATGCAGGATATAGCCTCACAGGTTCAAGCTGGGGGAGGTGATGTAACAAACTTTTTAAATTCAATTGAAGTGTTTACAAATTCTGCAGGTATTTTAGCAAACTCACCATCATTGTTGTTGCAATCAATAAACTTATCTATTACATCACTAGAGCAGGCAATGGAACGAGGCTTTGACAATGTAGCTAACCGTGACGATGCCTTTATAAATCAAGTAAAAATACTATTTAATCAAAATAAAACAGAGGAAAGTCGTTATATTGATCTTGACTACCGAGCTAATAGAAGTGCAGAGTTTTTTAACACTTTAAATACAAGTATACAAGTGCAAGCCTTTATGGGTTACGCGGAAAGATCAACGGTAAAAGAATACACAACGTCAGGGGAAATATCAAGTGTAAAAAACGATCTAACAGAACAATTTAACGAGCTTGATTTTGTAAATAACCCTGAAATAAAAGATAGTGTAGAAGAGTTATATTTACTCACGATGTCAACTCTTGACAATATCAACAACTCACTACCAGCAATCAAAACCATTACAGTGCCTTATGCGGTTGGATTATCAACACTTGCATATGTACTATATTTACCGAAAACACCACAAGAACTCACTGAAGGTAAAAATCTATTATTGAGTGTGAATTCGTTTGAAAATGTATTTGATATACAGGGTGAGATTAATTTTTTAGCAAAAGAATGAGTAAAGTTGAGCTTTTTGTTGATGGTCAAAAGACAGACTATATAGATTTAAGTCTCACAAGGACGGTATTAAGCCCTGTTGATAGTATACAATTTAC